AACCATCATTCTTTCTTCTTCTGTTAATTGTTGTTGTGGCATAATACTTCTACCTCTAAGTGCTTGTGCTAACATTTGTTGTTCGTTAGGTTGATTAGAAGTTCCTCTTGTTAATTCAGGTGCAAAAGTTGAGCCAACAGGCACAGCACCTCTATGTTGAGAACGAGGATAATTATGTTTAATCATTGCCATTTTATTTTCCTTTATTAATTTGTTTTTGTACTTGTTTAATAAGTTTATCTTTTTTTAATCGTCTATCTAGTTCAATGCCTAACTTCCTACCTTTAGCTTCTAATTGTAGTTTTGTAAGTTTATTTAAATCTACTTCTTTAGGTGTTGGCGTAAACCAACCATTAAGCCATTCAAACATAGTTTCTCCTTATACCCATGATTCTTTAGGTCCATAACCAAAATAACTTCTAGCATGACCTTCTTCTATTAATTGCTCACATATATTAACATCATCAACTAAAGGTATACCTAATATTCTACCAAACTTTCCTTTACCATCTTTTTCTGTTCTTACAATAAAAGTCTTTGGCAAGAGTTCTTTAAGCCTAGCCTTCGCAGCCAAACCCAACTTCTTTTCTTCCAAGTTTCTTGTTCTGCTTTCAGGCGTGTTAATTCCATATAAACGCACTCGTTCTTTCTGCAAGAACACTTTAAATCCCAAATCGATATCAACATCTATTGTATCACCATCAATAACCCTTCGTAATATGCAACGATATTCGTACATTACTCACATAACCTTTCATAGATTTCATTATGGATTAATAAGTCGTCAACAAGTTCGTCAGATATAACATCTATATCTGCATCAGTAGGATTAATCGGACTGGATATTATACAATAGCCTTTATTTCCGCTTCCTATACTTCCGCAACTTGCTACGCTTAGCAATAGTAGAAGTAGCATTAATTTTCTTTTTAACTTCATCAGCTACCCTTATATCGTCTAATTGTTCTTTCATAACATCAGCTTGGACTGCTTTCCGCATCATCATAAAGCCAAATAATTTTGCTCCTAATTTAGCTATGCCACCTAATGCAGAAAGCCAACCCATTATTTATCGTCCTTGTTTGTATTCTTTCCAATATTACCAGCTACTAAATTAAGTATGCGTAGTATAAAAGAAATTGCTTTGTCGTCTGTTTTTGTAGGTGTTAGGGCTGTGATTGCCGTTGCAGCTGTTACTAAAGCTGTTACAGCAGAAACCCAAGCAGGTGCTCCACTTACTAAATTTAATATTGCGTCCATGTTATTCTCCTATTCTGCACTAAATGTGCCTAATTGCGACCATAAACTTCCAGGTGCTGTTGTTCCATTTTGTTTACCCAACTGCCCCATAGCTTCATTCACATTTGTAAATGGTCCTTCTCCCCATTCAGAAACATCCCATTGTCCATTATCCCATGCACTACCTTGTGCATTAGTATATGCCAACATCTTTTCTGAAAAAGTTCCAGTTGTAAAGCCTGAATCTGCAAAAACTTTATTCCAGTCCTCATTATAAGTACCAGTTGTTCCTGCTTCTGTTCGGCAACTTGCTTGTCGTAGTGATTGTTGTGTCATGGTGTAAATGTTCCCATACTAGAAAAATTATAATCATCTTGATCTACAGCAAATGCTTGTAAAGCTAAATTCACATCAGTATAAGATGCACTTAACTCACCATTAATATATGCTAATAATCTTTCATTAAATGTTCCAGCAGGAATAGACCGAGCAGTAAACAAAGCTAACCAATCTTCATTTACAGTACCTGCGGTTGAAGTTACTGTTCTTATTGCTATTTGTCTTGCTTCATTATTTGTTGCCATTTTAAAGCCCTACAGTTGCTTTATAATTATTGTTACTAACATTAGCATAGTTGCACCACTAAATGCAATAAAGATAGCTTCTAGGCGTTTTATACGCAGTATAGTTTCTTTCCATCTTTCAGCACATACAGCTTCATGAGTGTCTAATTTAGCTTTAACTCTTTCTGCTGATATTCTAGTCATAACTATCTTCTATGTTGCTTTACATCTTTATCGTCTGTCCAACGATTTACTCTTGCAACAACATCTACTGTGCCATCACCTTTATATGTATCATTATGCAATGCAATAAAAGCATCTAAATCACTAGCACCATCAATAGCATCACATATTGCTTTATGGTCGGTACGAATTGCTGCCATATAAGAAATTACATCTGAAGGGATTGCAGTATCAGAAGTAACTTTGCGTTGTATTAACCAATCAAAATCTTTAAGCAATCCATTAGCTTGTGTAGTTGCTTTTTCTTTTGCTACAGTTTTTAATCCGTAATTTATTTTTTTAGTAGTACCATCATCTTCATATAATTGTTTACCATCTTCATCTTTAGCATCTTCGTCAGCTAGTTTTTTATCGGCTGCTTTTTCTCCTATAGTTCTAATTACACTATTCTTATCACCTGCTATAGCAAATGCTTCATTCTTTTCTATGTAATAAGCACTATTAAGAGATGTGCCACTTGTTGTTACTGGCAATATTCCAATAGCTTTTCTTTCGGCATCTGTCCAAACACTAAATAATGCTCTAGGGTGTCGAACATCATCTATTATCATGTCTTTTGGACTAGATATTATTTCTTCTATTTTATTACTTTTTATTAACGCCCACATTGTTTTTCTCCTTTATTAATCATCGAGCTGTTGCGTATTGAAATGGATTATGTGCCCAAGCTCCAAAAAGAATAGTAGCACCACTACTATTTAAATCACCACTTGTAGTTCGTATTTTAAAACCATTTGATAAAATATCTACATCAAGACCAGTTGCTTCTGCATCAGACCTATCCCAAGAAATATATTTATCTGCTGGATTATATGGACTTCTACCATCATCTTGAATCCACCAATCACCTGCACTAGCTACTAATTTGACAAATAACATACTAGGTCTAAATCCAGTATAGATAAATGATCCATCAGCATTTCCATTTCCAACATATGATCCAAATTTCATATATCCTTCACAATTTGCAAAACAATAAGATATAAAAGTTGCTCCATTAGGATCATTAGAGTTACCATTATTATCTACTGTTACTAATGAAGTAGTTGGTTCTGTATTATTCCATATCTCACTACCAGTATAGACAGAAGCATCAGTATTAAGATACATATATTTTGTAGCTCCTAAAGATGAATGATAAGTAACCCAACTGGCAGTTGCACTATATTTTTTTAATATAATAAAATCTGGTTTTGCTGAAAGACCATGTGCCCATGTTTGATTAGCACTTCCATTAGCTGTATATTTTACAATAGAAAAATGACCAGATGGATCAACTTGTACTGTACTTGTTATATCTCCAGTTGCATTACTTGATGTTGTTCCACCATTTGCTCTCCAATTCCAACCTACAAAAGTATTTCCACTAGCATTAAAATATGTTCCAGTTCCACCTACTATAAAACCATCACTTGCAAAATTGTGAAAATCTGTTGTGTGGTCTTGTGCAGCAGTAGTATTTGATCTGGCATAATAATAATCATTAGACGCATAAGCACCTCTTGTGCTGTCCATCAATACATTATCTGCTGTAGCACCTTTATTTTTTATCCAAGTAAAATCTGGTTGAAAACCAACACCTGAAATTGTTTGTGTGCTACCACTACCTGAATATGTTTTAGCACTAAACAATTTTTGTGGATAATTGTCATCAGTTTCGGCAGGATCAACTGCATCTGCTGTAGGGAGGTTGCCAGAACATAAGGCTAAAAATCCTGAAGGTGGAGCATAGAAAAAATTGCCATAACCATTTTCATCAGCATTTCCACCTGCTGTTACAAGTCCAGCAAAAGTTCCATCTTGTCCAAAATTGATTACTCCTGAAGCAGCACTTGTACCACCACCACTTCCTATCCAAGGAAATAAATCACCAGTAGATGGTATAGCAAATGCACTACCTTGCCATGAACCATTTTTAGAAAATTGAATTGTATCATTTACTCTATCTACTGCTACTCCTATTTTATCATCATCTCCCCAAGCAGCACCATAACTGGTCTTTGTTCCAGCAATATTTTTTTGTCCTGAATTAGCACCATAAGAATAGCTAGTACCTTCTCCACCTCTACTAGCAGTAAAATCTACAGTAGCAATATTTAAACCACACCATGAATCATCTCCTGATGAAGCTCCAAAAGCAGTAGGAATATATTCCCAATAAAATTTTCCTTCAAGAGGAACAGACCAATTAGACATTACACCTCTTTGATTAGTAGAAGTTGACCATTTTAAATTACCTTCTGAAAAAGTCATGTCTGGTGTTTTCCATAAAGGACTAAGAGCAGCAAAATTAGCACTACCTTCACTTCCAAAAGTTGGAGAGTCTAACATCTGATCGTGTGCTGAAAAATTTGCTACAGTAAAATCGTTGTCGTTGCCTGAAAAATCTTCTCCCAAATTACTACTGTTTGTAAACTTTAACCAATATCCATTATTTCCGAAGGTTAGAGATGAAGGGTCTTTAGGAATCCACACACCATTTTTATATTCACCTAGATCAGAATAATAAGATTGTCCATCAAAAAACATTACATCAGCTAGTGATAAATCAGCACCTTCAGTACCATGACCTTTTCCAGATAATCCACCAAATGCTTGTACTAATCCATCTGCATTTAAATAAGAAAAATCTTCATTTTGTGCAGTATTAGTAATCATAGTTTGATTTCGCCATGCTTCATCAACTCCAAGTTGTTGTCCATTTACATAAACACGAATTCTATCAAATTGTGTTGATTGGCTAGTGTCTATACGAAGAATTACATGATACCAAGCCGAAGAATCCCGATATTTTTCTTCAGTTAAAAGATAACCAGTACCTTGATTTCCTCCAGTATTTTCCATAGTTAATGTAGCATTATAAGCAATGTAAAAATAATTACCCCCACCAGTGCCAGTTGTAAAAACATTATTTGCTCCTGCATCTGTAGAATCTGGTGTATGTCTTTTAACCCAAAAACTCATAGTCATTATATCTGTAGATGAAGGAGTGCCTGCTGTCCATTTTAAAGTTCTATCATCAGCAGCACTACCTCGTATAGAGTTTGCTATTTGATACTCATAAAAATCCGTATCACCTGCTGTTGGTATAGCATTACTATTTTGTAATAAACTCATTACGCATATACCACACTATTTGTTAAATAAGCATTTGTTCCATCTGAGAGATAACTAACAAGATACGTTCCAGCCGCACTTAAAGTTGCCGCAGTAGTAGCAGAGCCTTTAGTATTTGCATGTAAACTTACAGTATGACCACCACTATTAATCAATAATATGTAGCCAGATTGACCATCTGCATGATTAGTAAATGTTAATGCAAAGTTAC